TCGATTTGTCTTTCTTGGTGGGCTTTGCTGTCCACGGCTTGATGCTCCTGGTGTCGTAAACACGTGTGGTGGAAACCTCTGAGCCAAGGCTGAAGACAACTGAAACCGAGTTGTCGTAGACCTCGCCGATGTGCCCCTTGATCCATCCGCCAAGGGCCCTGAAGCGGACCGCTTGGCCTTTGCTGTAGTCCTCCCAGCTCACTGGTGCCCCTCCTTCCTGAACGCCGCCAGGTCCCGAAACTGCATGTCCATGAACTGCGGGTGCTGATCAAGAAACTCTTTGCTTGGCAGCACCACGTCGGGCCCGCCTTTGTTGAACTGCAGCACCGACCATTTGCCGGTGAGCAGGCCGCGCTCGAGGATGCTGCGCAGCTCGCCTTTGCTGATCAGCGGTTCCATCAGGCATCAGCCATCTGGGCCTCTTGTTGGGCCACCCAGTTGATGTAGTCAGCCCACTTCTCCGGTGTGAGCGCTGGGCTTTCGTCGGCGGCAGGTGGCAGCAACGGGTGGTCGCTGGACTGGAACGGCACGTAGGCCTCAGCGTTGTGAGGATCCGGCGGCGCCACGACAGAGCTGGGCGTCCCCGGCAGCTGGGCCAGTTGGTCAATGGTGGGCTGGCAGAAAGCAGGCAGCTCCGGGCGAAAGCCCCAGCTCCTGTTAGCCAGCCCGTTTTCGGTCCTATAAAGCGGAGCCATCAGTTCTTTCCAGGTCGGGTAGCGCTTGAAGGAATTGGGCTCCAGTCCCTGAATCCACTGCTCAGCGGCCCACATGAATTGCGGCTCGCTGATCTCCGGGAACTCAGACGTGAAGCTGTGAAACTTGAGCCGGCAGATGTGCGGGCTCCAGCGATCGGCCTCTTTGATGCGCAGCTGGGCTGCGATCATTTCGGCCACGGCCAGAAACGTCTCTGGAGTCAGGCGGTTTGGCTTGGCCATTGCTCAAGAGCGGCGAGCATCGCGGGGTCTTTGGGCATGGGGCGGCCGGCAGCCGTTGGCCGAGCCAGCTCGTCCTTGATGTATTCGGGCTTGAGGGTTTGCCAGCCGTGCTCAACCCCGGCTTGGGCCAGCAGCAGCTGTTGCGATGGAGGCAAGGCAGCGACCCGTTTGACGCTGGCCTCCCACGCCGCCACGGTCCAGGTGGCATTGCCCTTGTGCTTTGAGCGGCGGCTCACGTTCCACCACTCGACCAACCGCATTTGCACCCCTATGGAGATGCCAGATAGGTATTCGGTGTTCAGCGCTGCCACATACCGGGACACCGGCTTTTGCACGGTTTGCGCGGTTTCTGCCTCGACGCGGGACACAGGATCAGGAACAACCGCTAATGCAGGGATTGGCGGGCCTGCTTCGATGTAGCCAGCAGCCTTGCCGGCAAACACGCACACCCTTTCAAGGGTTTGAAAAGTGCGCGCACAGCCAAGGCACAGGCGGATGCGCCGATCGGCTTCATCCGCTGCCCTGGTTTCAGTGACTCGGCTTTTGCCGTGTCCGCAATGAGGGCAGTTCATCGCACCACCCCCTCAAGCCGATCGGCCACCAGCAGGGCGTACCCAGCGATGTCTCGCCAGCTGTCGGCGTAGTCGGGGTCGCCATTGAGAATCCGCCCGATCTTGTGGCAGATCATCTCGAGCGCTTCGTGCTGATCAGACGCCAGGTCGAGCTTTTTCTTTTCGACCCAGACGTTGATCTCGTCCTTGAGGTTTTGCGTGATCACTGCGTGGGTGAAGAAGTCGCCGTAGCGCTTGCCCCGCTCTGTCAGCAGGGCGGCCATGTCCTGGCTCATGCGGACACCTCCTGTGGGGCCCACTCCCCGCACCATTCGCTTGCATCGACCTCAGGGAAGTAGGTCGTATAAGCGCCTACGTTGCGAAGGACAGGAGCAGGAGCGCGACGGCGGCACTCAGTGACTTCGACCCCTTCAGTAATCTCAGCGTCAAAGTAAACGTGGTAGTAACAGTTGCCGCACTGCTGCTGGTATCGGGGCAGCCATGGCTCTCGCTCTGGATAGGGATTGTTCATTCCCAGATCACCTTCATGTAGATGGATTGCTCTGCCTTGGCTGCTTTCGTCCAGCGCAAGGCGAGGGTGGGCAGCACGCCCACCCGGTCGTCGGCCCAGATCAGGCCATTGCCGCTGTCGAGCACCGCGCCCGCCAGGTTGTCCAGGTCGCCTCGGGCCGGACCGCGGAACACCAGCACCAGGGCCGTCACCTTGGGCAGAGGCGGGATGGTCCACCACTCGCCAAGGATTGCTCTGACGTTGGCCTTCCAGTCCATGTAGGCCTTTGGCATGTAGGGCCTGCCGCCGCCCCTGGGGGAACGGGGGCGGGCCTTGGACATCAGCGGGACGTTCAACTCGAAGTCGGCGGTCTTCATCAGAACGGCGCCTCTTCGTCGTCCTGAAGAGGCCCAGAGTTCCAAGCCGGCACAGCAGCGCGATCTGCAGGGCGAGGACCGCGCCGCGCCGACACCGGGGCTGATGTTGATTCTTCTTTGAATCCAGCAGTTTCTTCTGGCTCTGGCAGTTGGTAGCCGTCCTCTTCCCCGAAGGCTCCAGTTGGATCCGGCGCTTCGTAGGGGACAAGGTCAATGACCTGAACTGCAGCCAGGTCAAGCGAAATGCCGTAACGGTTTTTCCTCTCCCAGCCGTAGTAGCTGAAGCCAACTTTCACCTTGCTGCCATTACCGATCAGCAGTTCGCGGTTCCAAGGGTTCTTCTTGGCATCGACGATCACGGGCCCAGGGACTTCATTGCCCTTCCTGGAAATCGTGTTCCGCTTGAACTTGACGACTGTCAAGCCATCAGGCTTTTTATCGGTGCCGAGGTGGTCCTTGAACGGCCAGCAGGCTTCAACCCCTTTAGGCACTACTGGGTGGACTTCCTGGAACCATCGCTCGATCTGGCTGATGAAGTCGTAATGAGCAGCGTCGTTGCCGGGGTCAAGCAGCAGGTCAAGGGTCCACTCCGGCGGATTGCCTTCTTCGTAGGCCTCGCCTGGCTCGATGACCTTGGCCCATTCAGCCACTCCAAGAGGACTGACGATGATCGTCCGCGGCATTTGCGCGTCACATGTGGAGAACAGGCGGACAGTAGGCCCCTAGACATGGGATGGCAACCCACCTAGGGGCGAATCAAGAAAAGCAATGCTGGTTCTGACCGATCTCGCCATGGCACAGGTCGCCGACAATCGGCGGCGCCTTGATCCCCTTAACCCCTGCTACAGCTGCGATCTCATGGCGCATCTGCCCAAGCCAGTCAGGCGCATACAGCACCCTGAGCTGGTCATGAAGGGTGTGATGAAGCCAGCCGGCGCTGGCCGGAATTGTCGCAAAGCAGTCGTGATTGGTTAGCAGTGGCGCCCGCTGCTCCCCACTCATGGAGATGATCATCTGACAAAAAGCACCGTCAAAGGCGTGGATGGTGTTGGCTGTGATGGATCGGTTTGTGCTGCGTGCCGAAAGCTCTCCCTCCTCGGCTCGGTCGTTCCATGCCTGCCACCGGCGATTGCCCTGGGTCAGCGTCGTGACCTTGCTGCTGGCCTCGAGCCGATCGCCGAGCCTGATTGGCATGGCCATGGGGCTTGTCCATTGCAGTGGCTTGCCCTTGGCCAGGACCAGCCTGGATGCGTCGCGCAGCCATCCCTGCAGGGCCAGGCAGCTCTTCAGCTCGACGGCCAGCAAGCCTCTGAACTTCTTCGCCAGGTAGCGGGCCGGCGCCAGGTAGCCCGACTCCCATTGGCCCAGGCTCAGGCCAGCGTTGCGCTCTTGCAGAACCGCTACCAGCCCATCAACTAGCCCGTGGTACTGGGCCCCGTAGATGGTGGTCATCACCGGCCCCTTGCACAGGCCCCGGTCGATGTCCTGACGCAGCCAAAACGCTGCGTTGCGCTGCGTCGTCTCACTGCCGTTGCTGAGGTCCAGTTGCAACAGGCGCTGCAACTGCTCGGCGATGTGCCCGTAGAGATCCTTGGGTGTCTTGCCGATCAGGTTGGTCAGCCTGGCCAGCTTGCGGTCTCGAATCAAGGCCGCAGCAATCCCGATGCCACTGCAGGTTTGGTCAAACCGCACCGGCACTGAGCACGGGGCGCTGGGGTCCTCGATCTGTTGAGCAATCGCCTGGCAAAGCTGCAGGAACTGCCATGGATCCTTGGCATCACGCCACAGCTCAAGCCGATCAAGTGGGGCCTGGGCCGCGGCCACGATTTCAGGCAGGTGCTGCCGGCCCCACTGCTCGCGGGCTTGCCAACTGCCACGAATCCCCCAGTGGCCGGCCGCCGCCTTGAGCAACCACTCAAAGGCTTCGACAGTGCAGCGCTCACCGGCGGCAAAGTTGATCGCCGCCTTTTCCCAGTCGGGGCCCTGGTGTGTGGCATACCGGTTACTGCTGTACAGACGCCCCCGAAAATCGGCGCAGTACGCAAACCAGATCGGCATGTCTGCCACCTCCTCGCACTGACGGATGGCTTCCTCAATCCGGCTGCGGATCTTGGCCCCTTCGCAGCGGTCGTGCTGAGCGGCCAGCACCTGCCGCTGCCAGGCCTTGAATAGCTCCGGGCCTACGTGTTCTTCAGGCCTGGGCGGTGCCACCAGCGGGTCGCGCTGCAGCGGGAACAGGCCACGAATGTTGTGGTCCCAAGCCGTTCGCTGCAGGTCCACCATCGTCCGGTCCACCCGCAGCTGTTGTCGCTGCAAGGTATTGACCGCCTTGATCACCGGCGCCAGGGCCTGCTGATCCAGGTGGCTCAGATCCAGCCCGGCGCGGCTGCGCACCAGGGGCAAATCGTTGTCCAGGTGCCCGCCGCCGTACATGCCTTGCCATTGGCGGGGCGGCACCAGCATTGGCAACCGCTTGACCGGCCATGGACGTGGTGGGTTGGCCTTGATCAGCTCAAGCGCTGCTGCGGTGGGTCTGACGGTGGGGTGGCACCGGCCGCGGCGCACGCGGCTGCCGGTCTCGATCAGGTCGGTGTTTGCCAAGATCACCTGCAGCAACAGGCTGCCAACCTCCACCCTTTCGGGATGGGTCCAGCCAGTGGCGTCCAGCTGCAACTGCTCAAGCACCGCCTTCTGGCTCAGGGCCCTGGCCCCTTTGCGCTTGCGAATCAGGCGCAGCAAATCAGGGCTGGCCTTCTCCAGTCGCCCGGCTTTCAGCTCTTCTTGCAGGGTCCTGCCGATCGCGCCGGCCAGGCTGCGCTGCTCGGGCTGGTTGCTGATCTGATCGATCACCACCCCCAGGGCCAGGGCCGCCAGCGATCTGGGCCCCCTGTCGGTCACGCCCAACAACAGCGGCCAGGCCGCAAAGTGCGGGCCCGGTTTGTTGGGGTTGGCCAGTAACTCCTCGAGCAGCAACCCCAAGGCGACAGTCACCGTCTCGGCGTGCTGCTTGAACAAAGCGCGGCCGTATTCGGTGATGCTTTCCTTGCCCTGCGCCTTGAGCTTGGCCCGGGCATTGATGGCATCCCATTTCGCCCTGTCTCGTTCGCGCTTTTCCCTCTGCTTTTGCTGCTGATCAGGCGGTGTGGACGCAAACGGCATAGGGATGAGGTCTGCAGATGCAGCACCTTGCAGCACCAATTCCACCCCACTTGTGCAGATGGGTCAAAAGCAGTCCTGCAGCCATTCCACGCAAGTGTTCTGCACAGGTGGAACTGGATTCAGGTGACTGTAAATCCGCTGGCTCTGCCTACGTTGGTTCAAATCCAACCCGGCCCATCCACCACACGCCCTTGTAGCTCAGCGGTAGAGCACTCCCTTGGTAAGGGAGAGGTCACGAGTTCAAGTC